GCATTTCGGGATTACCTCACCAAAAGTTAGGTTATCCCGAAACGTCAGGAAGCTGCCGAACGCCCTGTCAACCCAGCACTGCGACCAAAACCCCCGCCCGGAATGCGCCGGATCCAGGTATTAATTAAGATGTCATACATTTCTTCTAATGCAAACCGTTTTTACAGTGCGCTGGAGAGCGCTTATGGCAGTTTGGCCACGGTTTCGGCGAGTAACCGGATTCCGGCCGGGAAGTTGACGGTTCGACAAAAATTGGCGGTCACGGAGCGGAAGGACAAGACCGGGAGCCGCACTTTCACGGGTTTGCCGGTCGGCGGACAAAAGCAGACGAGCTTCGAACTGAAGACGTATCTAACAAACTGGGTTAGCGCGAACGAAAATCCGTCCTATGGGCCGCTATTTCAGGCTGCGTTGGGCGCCGCGCCTGCGTCAGCGACACCCGGTGTGGTAAGTTCCGTGGCAGGCACGACATTGGTATTTGCGGCGCCGCACGGCTTGAATGCGGGCCAGGCGGTTGCAACGGATATGGAAATCCGGTTTGTAACCGCAGTGACCGACCTGAACACGATACAAGTCAATGCGCCATTTACGAGCGGGCCCCAGGCTGGGGCAGCACTGGGGACGGCGGTCACTTACTTGCCAGCGACCGAACTTCCGAGTGTGACGCTGTACGATTATTGGAGCCCGGGCACGGCGATGCAGCGGTTTCTGGCAGGCGCCGCTGTTGACCAGATGACAATCGACATCAACGGCGATTTCCACGAGTTCAGCTTCAAGGGAATCTCACAAGACGTGCAGGACAGCGCCAGTTTCACGGCGGGGAATTTTGGGCTGGAGAGCTATCCGGTGGAACCGGCGATTGCGAGCTTCGACTATTCGATAGTGCCTGGAAATCTGGGACAAGCATGGCTTGGCTCCGCGCCGAACCAGTTCTTCACGGTTACGGGCGCATCGATTGGGCTAAAGAACGATCTGGATGCTCGTCTGAACGAGTTCGGGTCCAGCGTTCCGCAGGCGATTGCACCGGGCCGAAGAAAAGTGGCGGCGACGGTTTCGCTGTACAGCCAGGATGACAGCGCGACGCAGGCGCTGTACGCGGCCGCACGACAGCAGGCGCCGATTGGAGTGATGTTCCAGTTGGGAGAGGCTCAGGGGCGGATGATGGGAGTATACATGAGCAACGTGGTACCGGTAGTGCCGGAATTTGACGACTCAAAGAACCGCTTGCAGTGGAGTTTCCAGCCTTCGCGGGCACAGGGAACGGTGGACAACGAAATTGCGGTGGCGTTTGCGTAACCATGACATACGAGAGCGAAAGGGTCGTGGAATCGAAGGCCGCCGTGGGAGTGCGGTTCCGAGTGGCGCGGGTGTCGTTCATCCGGCGGATGGAACTGATGCGCGAGGTGCGCGAACTGGCCCGGCGCAAGGAGTTCCTGGAGGGCGGGCAAAGCGCGGAGGAGCGGATGGATGGGGCGCTTCTGCAAGGGGAAATCGACAAGCTGTTTGTAAAGTGGGGCCTGCGAGCGGTTGAGGGGCTGCGCCTGGACGGGGAAGAGGCGACACTGGAGTTACTCGCGGAGAAGGGCCCGGAGGGCCTGTTTCGAGAGGCGCTCGAAGCAGTAAGAACAGAAGTTGGACTGACTCCAGACGAACGAAAAAACTGGTAGCCGCCTTCCAGTTCTACCTGTCGAACCAGACCGGGTGGAAGTGCGGATTGTGCAGAGCATCCGGTCTGGAAAAAAAGCGCCGATGCGGCTGGCTTCCTTCAGCAGGACCACAGGATGGCGAGGCTCCGATGGTAAAGGAAGCGCGGCCGGTTTGGGCGCGCGGCGGAGTAATTTTACACGTTTGTCCAACGTGGCTTATCACGGCGGAAAGCATGGAACTGGTGGAGGAGTTTTTTGTGCGAAAGCGGCTGAACGGGTTCGACCTGTCAAGATTGACCGCCCGCCAGGTGGAAGCCTTCACCATTCTAGACAACGCGTGGATAGCAGAGACGAACAATGGCCAGCAGAACACAAGATGAACTTCTGAATACATTTCTCGCCGTAACGGGAGACCAATCGCGAAGCCTGGAGGACACCATGAACGCTCTCACCAGCTACGCCGCGGCTGGCGGGACGGCGGCTACAACTTCGGGAGGTCAGAACGTAGAAGGTGGGGCGATCACCCAGACTTCGAACACTGGGGCGGGGAGCACGGCGGAAACTGTTGCGACAAGCGTGCTGGCTTCGGGCTTTGGGATTGTGCCGCTGATCGGCGGATTGCTGGGACTGTTCGGCGGCGGATCGACAGACGCTTCGCCTCCCCTGAAGTACGAAATGCCCGCACCAATCTCATTCATGAGCGCCGATACGGGGAGCGGGCTCGAGGCGATGGACCACGACCAAACCGGGCTTCCGCGGCTATACGGTTCGCCGTCGGACGCCCAGCCGGGCGGAACGGGGACGCAGGGCAGCGGGAATTTGGCGCAAAGCGGACTTAGGACGCCGGCATCGAGTGCGGTGTCTCCGCAAGTTACGGTAAGCGTACAAGCGATGGACGCTCAGTCATTCATGGACAATAGCGCGCAAATTGCCGCCGCCGTGCGGAGCGCGATGCTCAACATGAGCTCGCTGAACGACGTCGTCAACGACTTGTGACATGGCAACTTTTCCAACTCTAAAGACCGGAGCGGTGGCGCAGTATCCGGCGCAGCGACGGCTACAGTTTCAGAACCAGGCGCTTCGTTTTGTAGACGGAAGCGAACAACGGTATCAGGACTCGGCAGGCGGCCTTCACAAGTGGGTAATCCAGCTCACCCTATTGGACGAAGGTGAGATGGCGGCAATCGAACACTTCTTTCTGGCCAATCAAGGGCGGTTCTTGGGCTTCGCATTTACCGACCCATGGGACGGCACCACGTATCCAACCTGTCGCCTCGGAAGCGATAACGCCGGCTTGACATCGATGGATACGATGAAGGGCCAGACAACGCTGACAATTATGGAAGTACGGAGCTGAGGATGCTCATCTACCCGCAACTTACAACTGGTGCGTTGACGCAGTACGGGGTCGTCAAGATGCGACAGGAGCGGACCATTCAGAACACGTTGGCAGATGGGAGCGTGATCACCGTCGCCGATCCCGCGGGGTCGGCAGTGCACTGGGGTTTACACTACACATCGCTGAGCGACACAGAACGCCAGACGCTGGAGCAGTTCTTTTCCGCGGCGGAGGGAACGCTGAACGGGTTTACATTCCTGGACCCGTCAGCGAACTTGCTGGCTTGGAGCGAGGACTTGAGCAATGCGGTGTGGAGCGCAGGTCCGCAACTGGCGTTGACAGGTGGAATTCAGGCTCCCAGGGGTGGCGCGAGCGCTTGGCAACTGAGCAATACCAGCGGCGGCAACCAGGGTTTAACGCAGGTGCTCAATGTGCCGGTGATCTATACTTACACGTTCAGTGTCTATCTGAGAGCAACCGAGGCGACAAGCGCAACGCTCCTGCTGGGCAGCGCTTCAGCAGCCGTCACCGTGGCAAGTGCATGGAAGCGATATCAGATTGCCGGAAGCGGTAACGCGACAGAGACATACGTTACTGTCGGCGTCAACTTGCCAGCGGGAGCGGTCGTGAGCCTGTTCGGACCGCAGGCGGAAGCGCAGCAAACGGCTTCGGTCTACCAGACGAGCACAAACGGTGGGGTCTACCAAAACGCGCGTCTCGAGAGCGATTGCCTGACGGTGACAACAACGGGCGTAAACCGGCACTCGGCAACGGTGAAGATTCTGTACTATGCAAACAATCTCTGAACTGAAAGAGCAAGCAGTTACCGAAACGCCGCTGGTACTGTTCGATTGCACGCTAGCGGGCGGAATCCTGGAACACTGGAGCACTCAGGGCGTGACGGTGAATGGGACCGCCTACGCAGCGAGAGTTCTTCGGCACAGCGGGTTTAACATTCAAACCGCCTCCGACCAAGGCGTCGATGGCAGCCCTACAATCGCGGTATTACTGGCTAATGCGGACTCACACTTTTCCGAAGTGCAGAAGGCAGTGGGTTGGCGAGGGGCGACGCTGACCGTGAGTTTCGTCTTTTACGACCTAGTAAACAATGTTTCGCTTACAGACGCGGCCGTCGTCTTCCAAGGGATTTGCAACCCGCCCGATCAGATTCAGGAATCGACCTTCCGATTGTCGGCGACGAATCGAATGAGTCTACAGCGACTGTGGCTGCCGGAAGTCCGGATCCAGACGAGGTGCCCGTGGACGTTTCCGTCCACACCTGAGCAACAACTGGAGGCAGTGGACGGTGGCGACGAAGGACAGTATTGCCTCTTTTACCGGTGCGGCTACTCAGCAGGCCAACCGGGCGGCACGGGGAACCTTAATAATGGGGCACCGTTCACCTCGTGTGGCTACGTCATGACCGACTGCCAGGCGCGCGGCATGCAGTTACGGTTCGGCGGCCTGGACTACGTCCCCCCGGCGATCGAAGTGCGACCGTACGGGAAGAACACAGAAACCTCGGCGCTATCCGTGAACCAGGCCCGATATAACGACTATGTTCCCATGGTGTATGGGATGGCCTGGTACTACCCCCTAGTCACTTTCGCTCGCAATGACGGAAATCTGACGCGGATGGAAGTGCTGCTCGGCATCGGGCAAATGCAGGGCGTGGTCACGGTACTGGTCAATGGGATTCAGATACCGCTGGGCGTTTCGGGAGCCAACATGACGGGCACGGGGTGGTACAACGTCATGACACTGGGAACGCGGGACGGGGCTTTCGATCCGAACTTCACGGACGCAAACGGGCAGCCGGCCGGAGACTCGTACGGAAGCATGGCTTACCTGTCGGTGGTGGTGCCCAACAGTATCAGCGACGGCAACTCGTTGCCGACGGTGGAAGTTCTCGTACAGGGGCTCTTAATACCGGTATACAACCCGGACGGAACATTTGACAGTAATGCATTCAGCAGCAATCCGGCTTGGATCTTATTGGACGTCCTGAGCCGCAGCGGATGGTCGGCCGCCGAAATCGACCTCGTGAGTTTCGCAGCAGCGGCGGCTTATTGTGACGAACAGATCAACACCGTCGATCTCAATGGAAACGCGATCGCGATTCCGCGGTTTCAATGCAATCTCGTGTTACAACGCCGGCGAAGCGCCGGAGACGTAGTCAGAGGGATTCGCAACGCTGCGCGGCTCTATCTTACTTATGGGCCGGCCGGGATCCTGCAGTTGGCGGTAGAGAACACGCTGGCCCTTCAGCAGCCGACGCAATTGGCCACTTCCAACAGCACGACTCAGTTAGACGGCGGCTGGCCGGTTTACGAGTTCGGCGACGGCAGCACGGGAGTCTCCGGCATTTTACGGCGTGAAACGGGAGAACCCAGCGTTACGATTACGTCACGAAGCCTCGCAGACACGCCGAACTGCTATACCGTGGAATTTCAGGACGCACTCAACGGTTACCAGCAGGATAGCTATACGGTGGTGGATCCGGATGACGTTGTCCTGACGGGACAACAGACCACCGCGAACCTTCTGGTACTGGGCCTCCCCAACTATGACCAGGCTGCACGGATGTTGCAGTTCACTCTCGATAAGACCCTTGATGGAAACACTTACATGCAGTTTGATACGAGTATCAAGGCTTTCGGCATTCGACCAGGCGACATCATCACGGTTACCTATCAAAAGGAAGGCTTTAACCGACAACCATTCCGCGTCTCCAAACTTACGCCAGCAACCAACTATCGGACAGCAACTATCCTGGCGCAGATTCACAACGATGAATGGTACCTAGACACGAACGGGCAAAGCTCCGCGGCGCCAGGCACTACCAACTCGCCCACCACGGGGATCGGGTTACCCAAGCCGCTCATGGGAGCGGTGTTGGATGTTTACGGCAACGTCGAGTTCGGAGTGACAGAGAGCGATAGTGTGGCGAGCGACGGCAGCACACAAGTGTCCGTGCAGTTAACGTTCGATCCGCCTTCGGTAAATTCGGGGAGCGGGCCGGGCACGCCCCTAGTGAACTACGCGGCAACGCTAGGCAGTGGCGGCACATTGAAGAGCGGAGAAACCCTGTACTACGCCGTGTCCGGCGTGGATGGCTCAGGCAATGAGGGGAGTCCCTCGTTTGTGGTTACGGCGGACGTGCTGCAAGACAACAGCAGCGTTACCCTGTCGGATTTGAGCTTCACCCCGGGGACGGCATCCTTCAACGCGTATCGCGGCTCAACGCCCGCGAACCTTTTGCGCATCGCAACGGCACAGGCGCCGGCAACGACTTTTACCGACACCGGGCTCAGCGCTCAACTGGTTCCCCCGCCGGACTCAAGCTTCGATCACGGGAACTTTTACTGGCGAATGGAAGTCCAGCCGGAAACCGCAGCGACGATATGCGCGAACAATACGGTGGGCAATAGCAGTCTAGAGATGGCGGCTAACGAATATCTCGGCCTGACGGTGCGAATTACCCGCGGTACAGGAGCAGGGCAAGAACAGAGCATCGCCACTAACGATACAACCACTATTACAACAGCGACGCCCTGGATCGTAACGCCGGACGCCACGAGTTACTTCGTGGTGGCTGAAACCGGGTGGCATTTTGGCGCCGTCACCCGGAGCAGTCCCGTATCCTTTCAGATTCCCAATCTGGGCGGAGAGACGGTCCACCTGACGGGCCGCGCGGCAAACGTGTTGAACCAGGCGCAGAATACGACACTGGCGATTGTGACGCGTTGGCAGATTGGCGGTTCAGCAAACGGAGATTCAGCGGCGCCCTCGATGCCAGCATTTGCATTAAATGCCGCCTCGGGCGCTGCAGTGCTGAGCGGCGTTGGATTCACGAGCCTGGAAAACACAGTCTCAATCTCGTCCGCCACGTTGACGTTGCATTATTGGAACGAACTGAACCCGACGCCCACTACGACGCTTGCCAGTGCCATGGCCGCCACTGACACAGCCCTGACCCTGACGGTCGCTGGCGCAGCACTACCGGGAAGCATACTGCAAATCGATGGCGAGGTTCTGGCGGTCACAGCGGTCGCCAACAGTGAAACGCAGTACAATGTGAGGGGCGGGTTGGATGGAAGCTCAGCCGCGGCACATAATGCACAGGCCATTGTGTACCAACTGACCGCCATGACGGTGATCGTACCATTCCCCGAGGGATTCTTCGGAAGCCCGTATTGCGGGGATTGGAGCTACCCGATCCTCTTGCCGGACGCGAGACTCGCCGGCGGCGAACTCTGGGTCACAAACGCCTTTGGCAATAGCCCGACCGCGACTGCCTGCTTCACCAACATGCTTGACGAGGGATTGCGAACATTGAGCGGAGGTCAATACTCCATACAGGTGGATGGCTTTTTAGCTGTCGACCAGTTCGCCGCCCCGGCCTTGGTGGTGGATGCATCGCACTCCGTAAAGGACGTTTTCGCGATTCTGGGCACCGCCGCGGACGCTCCCGTCAACCTGCAACTCAATCTTAATGGCGCTTCCTGGTGCCAGCTCACATTCGGCGCCGGGGCAATTGTCTCGAGCACCGTAGACGGATTTGGCCTTCCGGTACTGACGGCGGGCGCGCAACTTACACTTTCGGTCTTGTCGGTCGGCCAGACCTACCCAGGCGCAGACTTGACCGTAATCGTTCGACTCTAATGGGCGAGACACTTTCCAAACTGACGCCGAACCGTGACCTCCAGTGCTACTTCCAGGAGCCCACGGCGGTTGCGGCTCTGAGCCAGACCAGCGCCACTGGTTTCACGGTGTCCGGATGCTGGCGACAGCAATTCGATTGGGCGGTAGTGGAGTGGAATCGCGACAACGTCTTCGAACACCCAGCTCTCCGCAACTTACCGGACGGCGATCTCAGCGGTTTGGTGCTGGGATACCAGGAAACGCGCACCAATTGTATCGCGATGGACTCGACCTGGTATCCGACGGTCGACTGCCCGTACCTCCGTATCTGGGCGGATACGGGAGGAACAGAGACCGTCTACAAGGTGCCACTAACTAACTATGCCACACCGATTGGCAGCGATACACCCGCGACAACTCAGATTACCCTGCAAGGCACGGTGACCGCCGGCGACTACATTGTGCTGGCATGGCTCGATCAGCAATTTAATTATCAGGTGACGGCAAACGACGATTTGAGCAGCGCGGCGGCGCAGCTCGCGGCAATTATTAGCGGCTTCTATCAAACTGGCGCGTCCGAGGTGAATGCCGCTGCCCAAGGCGCGGTCATCACCTTGACCTACTACGGCTCAGCGGGCGCAAACGGAAACCGCGTGGGTGTCTACGGAACCGCCTCTGGCGCCGGAACAGAGACGTGGGGCCCCGCTTCCGCACTATTCAGCGGAGGGGTTTCGCCACAGAGCTGGCAGGTGGAGCTGAATTTCAGTGAAGTCCAAGGATACCAGGTCAATAGCGACGGCTCATTGACGGCGGTATCTCAGATCCCTACCACTAACGTCCGGAAGTTACGCTGGACCTGGGCGGCGGACGTGCAGGCGACAGCTTTCGCAAGAAGCGAGTTTTCGGTGGTGGTGACGAATTGGACCGTCACGGGAAGCAATCTCGCGTACAGTGTGGCCGGCCCGGGCAGCCGCCGCATTGAGGACAATTCGACGGAATTGGCCTATACGGGATCGTGGTTACAGTCGATCGGAAATTTCTCAGGCGGCTCGATTCACTACACGACGGAAGCCGAGGCTTCCATTCAATGCCAGTACACCGCTAGCGCAACGCACTCATTGTATTTGGGAACGCGGATGGCCGGCAGCGTCGGATCCGCGAGCGTGCAGATCGACGGCGGCTCTTCGATCGCCCTGAACCTCGAACTTGCGGGTGAAGACGTGCTTTTGCGTGTTTCACTGGGCGAGTACCAGGCGGGCAGTCACGCCGTGAAAGTCACAAATACGGGCGCCAGCGGGTCGTACTTCTATTTCGACTTTCTGGAACTCGCAATGCCTACCGAGACACTGCCAAGCTTCGGCCGAATTCCAAAGACCACGGCCGCGACAGACTGGGATACCAACCACTCTCTGGCACTGGCTCCGGAACGGACGGCATGGTTGATCGGCACGCTAGGTTTTCAGGGCAGAGCGAATCACTATGCCGGCGCGCTCTGGTTTTACGAGCTGGTGTGCCCCGCCAACCAGTACGCCTCTGGCACGGTCCAATTCGGCGGCGTTCCCGCATTCGGCGACACCACGGAACTGGTGATAGATGGAACTACAATCAGCCATCTGAACTTGATTGGAGATACCGCGACCAGTATGGCCACCTGCTTCGCGCTTCTAATCAATGAAGGCTCGACAGCAGTATGGGCCGCGGCCAGCGGAACGACTCTCACCATCACGGCGCGGGCCCCTGGGAGCGCCGGTAACAGCCTAAGCGTCTCTGCCAGCACGGGCAAGTCCGCTTATACTGCCACTGTCAACTCCACGGCATTGACGGGCGGCACGGACGGCACGTGGCTGACTGATCTCACCGCTGTGCCAAGACTCAATCGAGCCGCACGAGACTGGACGAGCGCGTTTCTTTCGGCACTCCAGGCATACGGGATCACACCTACCGTCTCATTCAGCATGGAGCTAGGGAATGGCGATGCCACCTCAGCTACCGGCATCGCCCAATGCTATCCCGACGGAAGCCCGGTGCGGGTGAGCACGCCCGCGCTACAGACGAACTTCAGCCCGGCGAGCCTGACGTTCTGGCGGCAGGTATACCTCGATATGGCTAACCTCATGGCCGTGGCCGGTGTGGTTCCATACCTGCAATTCGGTGAAGTCCAGTGGTGGTATTTTGCATCAGCCGCGGGCATGCCGTTTTACGACGCGTACACCACCAGCACATTCCAATCGACTTACGGCAAGGCCATGGGCCTCATTACAAGTCAGAATGCCGACCCCACGCAGTATCCCGATGAGTGTCAATTCTTGCCGAACCTGATCGGCGCCTTTACCAGCTCGATCCGTGCATTCGTTCGTCAGACACAGCCGGGAGCGAAGTTTGAAGTGCTGTATCCTCCCGACACTAATGACACGGCTCTGAACGCGATCGTCAATTTTCCGGTCAACGACTGGACGCCGGAAAATCTATCGTGCTTGAAGACAGAGAACTTTACATATACCGGAAACCGGGACCTGGACGCCGCCCGAACGTCGATTCATCTTCCCGGGATAAACGGATTTCCGCCGCCGCAGAGCAGCCACCTGGTCGGCATCAGCGACTACACGACGCCTTGGCAGCGGGAGTGGAGCCTGACGCTAGCGGCCGGCGACGAGTCAGCGGTCTTATTCGCGCTGGACCAATTTTGCCTCATCGGATACCGTCTGCCCCTAACCCCGCCCGCACGGCGCTCGCAATATCTAGGCGGTTAGTGTGCAATGGATTGCGACGCCGGCTCATCCAG